ATGGTATAGCTAAAAATGCTCCATCAATTGTAAATACTATGACCAGCCCAGCATTTGGATTAGCTGCAGATCCTTGTTTTATTTCACTTTAATAAATAAAATTACTAGTTTTTTAAAAGGCAGCATATTTATATATAAACCAATAAATTAAAGTCATGACAACTACGATTAAATTAACAGAACAAGAATTGCAAACAATTCAATCATTGCGTACAAAATACGCTACAATCACAGCACAATTTGGACAAGTTAAAATTGAACAAATTTTAGCAAATGCACAATTGATTCGATTAAATGAATTAAGTGATAAATTTACTGCAGATTATACTAATATTCAAACTGAAGAAACATCATTCGCAGCTGAAATTACAAAAAAATACGGCAACGGTGATATTAATTTAGAATCCGGCGAATTTATGCCAAATATTAATACTGTTTGATAAATTTAATACATATTTATTAGTAGACAAAAATCTTATTAATAACAATCTTAATTTAAAACGTAATTACAATGGCAGAAAAAATAGTCAGTCCTGGTGTATTTACCGAAGAAAAAGATTTGTCGTTTTTACCTCAAGGAATTGCTAACATCGGAGCAGCATTTATTGGACCAACAGTTAAAGGCCCAGCATTAGTACCGACTACAGTATCTTCCTATGGTGATTTCGTACAAATGTTCGGAGATACCAATCCTAATTTATACTTACCATATGCAGCTAAAGAATATTTAGCAAATACAGGTCAGTTAACAATCGTTCGTACTCTTCATGATGATGGGTATTCAATTTCTCAACCAATTGAAATAGTAGCTACTGGTTCGTTCGGGTCTAAGCATATTGCATTATTACACCCTTCACAAATAGTAAGTACTACCTCAGCATTTTATGACGCAACCACTCCGTTGTTTCAGAAAACTGTTTTACGATCTAATTCTAGTGGAAGTGCAGTAATTGTAGTTTCCGGATCTTTTACAATTGATGCCGCAACTTTCACTTCAGGAAAAGATACCACAAACGCAGCATATAGCGCATCTTTTTCTAGTACCAATGCTAATTACTTAACTAAAGTATTCAGCCGCACACCAAATTCAAATCAAGATCCAGTATATTTATATACCATATTTAATGCAGCCGCATCTGCTTCATTTGCAGCTGATCCAGCATGTTTATTTAGTTTTGCAACTGCATCTGCTAATTTTGATTATTTAGAAAATCAGGAAGGAGAAGCTGGCTTTTCAGTAGCATCAACTCCATGGGTTGTATCTCAAACAGTATCAGCAACTAATTTTGAATTATTTAAAATTCATACAATGGCCGCTGGTAATCATAGTAATTATGAAGTTAAAATAGCTATTTCAAATATTAGAGCAGCTGGCACAATTGCTGGATCAGAATATGGTTCATTTAATTTGTCTATACGTGCTGTTGATCAAACTAAATTAAAAGCAGTTGGATCGCCATTTGACACGACTGACACAGATAACCGTCCTAACGTTTTAGAATCTTACGATAACGTAAATTTAGATCCTAGCTCAAAACGTTATATTGCTCGAATTATTGGTGACCGATATCGTCAATTTGATGCAGCAACTTCAAAAGTTATTGTATATGGAGATTATCCTGCTAAATCTAAATACGTGTACGTTGAAATGCATCCAAGTGTTGCAACAACAGCGTATTCTGCGGAATTAGTTCCTTTTGGATTTGCTAAACTAATAAATCCATTGCCAGCAACGTATGCTTATGTTCCTGCTGCTACATTCGTAGCAACACAAACTATTAATGGTATTTACAATAAACGTAGATATTTTGGATTTAATTATGATTTCGATTTAACTGATAATTCAAATTATTTAAAGCCACTTCCTAAAACATCAACAACAGGTTCTAATGTTGTATTCCTTTTATCTAATTTCAATCAAGAAGCTGGAGCAAATTATCCAACACCAACCACAGCATATTCTGGATCTATTGATTTAACAACAAATACTTCTGTTGAATCTAGAAAGTTTTTAATTCCATTGCAAGGAGGATTTGATGGTATTCAACCAAACCGTAGAGTATTAAGCGCCGGCGATATAACAGCTGGAAATACTCAAGGATTTGATTTATCATCAACAACCGCACCAGGATATTCAGTATACAAAAATGCAATCGATGCAGTATCTAATCCAGACGAATTAGACATTAATTTATTAGTAATGCCAGGTGTTATTGAAGAGTATCATGATAAAGTAACTGACTACGCTGCTAATATGTGTCAAGATAGAGCAGATACATTTTTTGTATTTGATTGCGCAGGATTAACTTCCACTATTGCAACTGCAGTATCAACTGTCGAATCTTTAGATAACAATTATGGAGCTACCTATTTCCCATGGGTGAAAATTATTGATAGTGTTAAAAATCAACCAGTATGGGTTCCACCAAGTGTTGTAATTCCTGGAGTGTTAGCTTTCAATGATAAAGTAGCTGCTGAATGGTATGCACCTGCTGGATTAAATCGTGGTGGGCTATCAACCGTAATTGATGCTTATTCTCGTTTAACTCACGCTGAAAGAGATACATTGTATGAAGGTCGTATTAATCCTATTGCTACCTTCCCAGCTCAAGGAGTTTGTGTTTGGGGTCAGAAAACCCTTCAAGCTAAACCATCTGCTTTGGATCGTATCAATGTAAGACGATTATTAATTGCTGTTAAGAAATTTATTGCATCTGCAACTAAATATTTAGTATTTGAAAACAATACAGCAGCGACACGTAATCGCTTTTTAAATATTGTTAATCCTTATTTAGAGTCTGTACAGTCCCGTCAAGGATTATATGGGTTCCGAGTTATTATGGATGAAACAAATAACACAGCAGATTTAATCGATAGAAACATAATGTATGGCCAGATATTTTTGCAACCTGCAAAAACGGCAGAATTTATTATTATTGATTTCAATATTTTACCAACAGGAGCAACATTCCCTGGAGCGTAATAATAATTAACTATAATGAAAGGGGCTGTAATTGGCCCCTTTTCTTATGTTTTGTAGATAATTATATATTCATAAAATTTATATTCTGATATATATATTATATAATGATTAAGATTCCAATTGAAATAGGCGATACCGTTTATGTAGGTAGATTTAAAAACAAAAAAATAATTGTTAAGTCTATTACTTACAACGAATATGGATTACCAATGATAAATGGACGTCCATTATTAACTTTAAGGATTGAAAAACTAATGCCAGCTAAACAAGAAAAAAACGAAACAATGAAACTACAAACATTAAAAAACATAATTCGCGAAGAGGCTAGACAAATAATCAAAACTAAACGTAGAAATCTTCGCGAAGAAGAAGATATGGGCGGAAAAATTGAAAAAGACGAACTTCATGTGTTTGATTTCGACGATACTTTAGGAGAAACCGATAATCTTAATGGAGTTATTTTATATAAAGATGGAGTTCCGGTACATAAATCAAAATCTGAAGCTGAAGCTTGGGCAAAATCTTTAGGTGCTAAAATAAAAAAAACTGAACAACCTGGTGGGAAAGTTGGAGAAGCTTGGGCTGTGTATGTAACGTCTGACAATTTAGCTCCTTTTCAAAAGCCATACTCAAAAAACCAAACCGTAACACCTAACGCTCCAACAGCAAAAAATGATAATAAAAATCCAGAATATCCAGGATCTATTTATGTAGATTTTACTCCTTCTAGTTTTATTGATCAAAAATCTACTAAACCTATTGCAACAGGAATTGACAGATTAAAAGCTGCAAATTCTGCAGGTGCTAAAACAATGGTAATGACAGCACGTGCTGGAGAAGGAATGACAAAACCAGATGGTACTCGTATTACGGCAGGTGAAGACTTTGCTGGAAAAGAAGTTGGTATTAGCAATGAAAAAGATGCAGTATCATTTTTAAAAACACAAGGTGCGGCTCCAAATCAAGGAGCTCAAGGAAGAAGAATGGGAGATAAAGGAATGGATATTGCTAAAATAATAGACAAAGACGATAAAGAAGTTCATTTCTATGATGATCAAGAATCAAATACTTCTAAAGTAGCAGCTGCTATGAAAGCAATTAACTTAGACATACCGGCATATATTTTTGGAGGAAAAGGTTCTTTTGAAGAGCCTGGTAACGCTACTTTAAATCAAAAAATCGAACCAGAAGTTGCAGAAGCAGTGCGTGTTAGATTGAAAAAAGAATCTAGAAAAAGATCAAAAATGAAAATGTCTGAACTTCGTAATATCGTAAGAGAAGAAGCTAGAAAATTTAAAAAATAATTAATTAATATAAAAGAGTTCAGGCAATATACGATCGTTGGTTACCGAATAGATATACAATGCTCTGACCGAATAAATAATTAATGTTACAAATTAAATATATTAATTGTTTTTACAAAAGACTCATATTTATATAAAAGAAAATCATCTTAAAAGAAAAATAACATGGCTGAATTATTAGACCCAACCGAAATAATGTTTACCGCTTTCGAACCGAAAGTAGCAAACCGTTTCATAATGTATATCGAAGGTATTCCTTCATATTTAATCAAAACTACAGCACGTCCTAGTATTACATTTGGAGACGTAGTTTTAGATCACATCAACGTAGAAAGAAAATTAAAAGGCAAAGGTCGTTGGGGCGACGTAGCTATTACGCTATATGATCCTATTGTACCGTCAGGTGCTCAAGCAGTAATGGAGTGGGTTCGTTTATCTCATGAGTCTGTAACAGGTCGTGATGGTTATTCTGACTTTTACAAAAAAGACATTACATTTAACGCTTTAGGACCAGTAGGTGATAAAGTTGAAGAGTGGACTTTAAAAGGAGCTTATATTGGCGATGCAAATTTTGGTGATATGGATTGGTCTTCAGAAGAAGCTATGATGATATCATTGACATTGAAATATGACTATGCAATACTTCAATTCTAAATTGAAGTTTATATATTAAAAGAGCTCTTAGAAATAAGAGCTTTTTTCATGATTAGATATTTATTAATAAAGTATACAATGAAACAATCGGAATTACAAAATTTAATTCGTCAAGAAATTAAAAAGTCACTTAAAGAAGAATTAGATCATACCTATGAAGGAATTGAAGATTCTATTTTGCAAGGAATAGCTGACTGGACTGGTATACAAAAATCAAAATTATATAATTCAATGTCTTCAAATGCTAAAAAAGCATTGGGTACTTTAACTCGTGAACTTAAACCTACTTTAGATAAAAAATAATTAAAGAAGATCTTAAAAATAAAAGCTTTTTTACTAGTTACATATTTATAATAAATTAATTTAAACTATTTAGTTATGTCAACGATCGACGAAAATTACCCAAAAAAACCCGGAATGGAATTATCAGATGAGCAAGTTAAACAACTTGCAATTCAAAACATGCAACGTCATGAGATTAAAACCTCTAATTTCCCAACAGAAATAATTTCACTACCGTCTAAAGGATTAGTATATCCTGAAGGCAATCCTTTGCGATTAGGTACGGTAGAAATGAAATACATGACAGCGCGAGAAGAAGATATACTTACTTCTCAAAATTTAATTAGACAAGGTCTTGTTTTAAATAAATTAATGCAGTCAATGATTGTATCGCCTATTAATTTCAATGATTTAGTTATTGGAGATAAAAATGCAATAATGGTAGCTGCTAGAGTTTTAGGATATGGTAAAGATTATATTGTCAATGTAACATGCCCTAGCTGTAATCATAAAAATCGAATAGAAATTGATTTAACTACACTACCAAATGTTGAAATATCTGAAACAGCTGTTTCAGTATCACCAGGTGTTTTTGAATTTACACTGCCTCAATCAAAGCGAGTTATTAATTTTAAAATATTATCAACCGGAGATGATATTCGAATATCTAAAGAATTAGAAGCTTCTAAAAAATCAAATAAAATAAATGGAGGAATAGATAGAGAATTAACTACTCGATTAAAAGCTCTTATTGTTTCTGTTGATGGAAACTCAGATAGAAAATACATTGACAATTTTGTTGATAATGAATTTTTTGCTATGGACTCTAGAGCATTACGCACTTACATAAAAGAAGTAACTCCGGATGTAAAATTTGAATTTAATAATTTTTCATGTACCGAATGCGATCACGAAGAGGAGGCGTTGGTTTTTGGTATTGATACCGGCTTTTTTTGGCCTAAGTCCTAAAGATAAACCAATACTTCACGCTCAATTATTTGACATGGTATATTATGGCCATGGATTTACGTGGACTGAATTATACGATATGCCTGTATGGCTTAGAAAATTTTATTTTAAAAAAATACAAGATGCTCTTTTATTAAAAAATAAAAATCAAGCAGCTGAAAATAAAAAAGCATCTAGACCGGCAAAAACTGCGAGGCCAGCCGTAAGACCTAGAAGATAAAAGGTATTTTATTATTGATACCAACTGTTTCAAAATTAGATATTTATATTAAATAAATAACGAATGAAACTATCTGAATTAAAAAATCTTATACGAGAAGAAATTTACAATCGTAAATTATCAATTATTCATGAATCGGTTACAATCTTACATGCAAAATGGCAAACTCAACGTCAATTACATGAAGGAATATTAACTTCTATATATAAGTTGATTTTAGAACCTAAATATAGAAAAAAAATAGAAGCTTATAAAAACTCTCCAGAATATAAAGAACTACTTCAGCAAGTTAAAGTAACTTCAGATGCTTTAGAAGTAATTGCTAAAAAACTTAAAACTGAAATTGATAATTACGAAGCAGGAATTAATAAATTACAAAAAATGGGTTTAAAAGTTAATTCATCAATGTCATCTAACGATCAATATAAAGCTTTTAAAGAATGGGAAGCACGTCAAACTGAAAAAACTAAAAAATCTCTTAATAATTTAAAATTTATAAATTCTTTAAAAAGTTCGTCTGGTAAAAAATCTGATTTTAATTTTTATAATAATTAATGGCTACGACAGGTAAAAATAAAGGGACAGCTCAGTCTTCGCCGGCTGGTGAATCAGCTGTAAAAAAA